CAACGCAAACGTAAAGCACTCACAGAGGCGGAGAAGGTGAAGGGCATAGCCTATGCCATTGGTACGAACATCCGAAAGAAAGGGCTCTCCCGGTCAGGCTTCTTCGATAAGGCCGTAGAGCAGACGTTCAACGATTCATTTTTCAGGGCGGTGGCCGATGTGGTGGGTGCTGATGTGAGCATAGGCATAAGGCGGTTAAATTCGCTATCTAATCAGTAGTTATGGCAATCACAATAAATTCCATCCCGGAAAGTTTCGGATCCTTTCATGACGATATGTGGGTGGTGGCAACCAGCACCAACGCTACTACTACGAATATGAAATACGTGTTCGACATTCGTATAAATTCGGTGTTGGTGGCACGGCTTCGGGTGTTCCCGGACCCGACCACTGACCGGGGCATAGTGAACATCGGCAATATCATCCGCAATTACTGGAGCAGCTATTTTTTCCCATCGACTACCAGGCAGTTGTTCAACTACAATGGCAACGGCAATATCGTGACCTATACGGTGCAGATAGGTGAGGACTTGAACGGGACCATCACGACGAATCTGAATCAATTTATATCTACCGCGTGGAATTTTGCCCCACCAGCCTTCCGGGATTGGGCAGGGGCTTATTACGTCAATAAACTGGACAACTGGTTGACCAACCGCGACAAAAATGCCTTAACGGTGTATGGGGATGAACGAGTGTTTATTAGTTACGCTCCGGTTACTCCGGGCGATTCTTCCCTTGCCGTAACGGTGAACAACGGCGTATCATCCATGACGGGTGCAGGGGTATTCCTACTGGGGTTGCAGATGTTCGATGTATCACCGGCCGGGGTGAATCAGTACCTCGGCACTACGTTCATAACACCTGCAACACAATCCTACACGCTTACCATATCCTCGGACACCATCCGGGTTACACGGGCATGCACGCAGTACACACCGTACAGCCTGCATTTTTTGAATGAGTTGGGCGGCTTTGATACGTTCCAGTTCCGGCTTGTCAATCGGCAGTCCAGACAATTTGAGCGCAAAAAGTACGAGCAGCTGGGCTGGGCGTTGTCGGGTACGACCATGACCAGAAGCGATGCGTTCAAAAAACTACGTGGCGGGGACATTCAGTTCAGCACGAAGCAGATGGTGAAGTACACCCTCACGAGCGACTATGTGAATGAAACTGACTACAACTGGTTGCGCGAGCTGCTGGCATCGCCGGAGGTGTACTACGAGCGAGACGGATATTACTACTCCGTCACCATCACAGATGCGGCATGGCAGGAGAAGAAGCGAATAAATGATAAGTTGTTCAACCTGACTATAAACATCGACATCAGCACGGTAAATTCACAATACAGATGATCCGAACCCGAATCTTCATAGAGAATAACGCGCTGGACCTGTACGATGATGTGGCGGCTGAGTTCACCTATGCCATTGACGATGTGAAGGAGTTCGCCAGCCGGAATACCTCATTTTCAAAAACGATCACAATACCGGGCAGCTCTACCAACAATAAGTTGTTCGGCCATGTTTTTGAGTTCACCAGCTCCAATCCGTATGACAATGCCTTGCCGAATGTCGGAACGAATTTCAACCCGGCAGTTGTGGCGAACTGCGTGATATTGGTAGACAACATTCAGATATTTAAGGGTGTTCTCCGGCTCCTGCAAATTAACGTGGACCGCGGAACGCTGGAGTATGAATGCGCGGTGTTCGGTGAACTGGGTGGATTTTCAAATGCCATCGCCAACCTGAAGCTTGAAAACCTCGATTTCAGCGGATATGACCATGCATGGACAGTCGAAAACATCAGCGCATCATGGCAGAGCATCAACGCATCGGGCTACTATTACCCGCTTATCGACTACGGAAAGGTATCTACCAATAAGCACGACTGGCAGTACAAAGCCTTGCGCCCTGCCTACTATGTCCGGGAAATCATCGACAAGATTATAACCGGCTCTGGCTACACCTATGAGAGCAGTTTTCTGGACACCAACCTAATTAAGCGGCTGATTATTCCGCAGAACACAAAGGTGATGCAGCAGCGCAGCGCATTGATATTGGGGGCATCGATTAATGTAGCGAGTTACACCAGCAGCTCAAACATCGCATTCACCGCAAATACGCTGGGCGATTTCACCTATTCCACAGCAAACAAAGAATTTACCTATAACAACCCTGCCAGCGTAACTTCCGACATCACCATATCATTTGGTGGCACGGTCACAGCGATAAACCCATCACTCAACAGCGTGCAGGTACAGTTATACCGGAATGCGGTATTAATCGGCCTGAATACTTTTGTGATCGATGCCACACCGCAGAATTTCAGCGGGGTGATAACGGCATCGAACGTCACCTTTAACCAGAACGACACGCTTTATTTGCGGGTGGTTATAAACGGTGAGTTTAACATGACTGGCGGTGTGCTTAGCGTACAGAGCCAAAACCCGGAGCAGCTTATCCCGGTGAACTATGGCGAAACCATCCGCATGAACGAACACATTCCGAAGGGTATTTTCCAGAAGGATTTCATCACATCCATTGTGAAGATGTTCAACCTCTACATCACGGAAGATGCTAGCAGGGAAAAGCATCTGATTATTTCACCCGGTACGTTTTTCTACGAGCGAGGCGAGGACACGCTATTTGCCATTAACGATTTCGGCGATCTGCTGGAGGTGGAGTTAGGCACCTATCTGATTATCGAGCCGGGCCAATCTGCTTTCCTCGACTGGACAGCAAAAATAGACCGGGCAAAGCCTATGGTTATCCGACCGATGAGTGAACTGAACGCACGGTTCTTTGAATATAAGTACCGGCCGGATAATGACTACTACAACGAGCAGTATCAGAAAAAGTACGACCTCGGATATGGGGATAGAATTGTAGACACCGGGTTTAGCTTTGGTGGAAACAAGGACACAGCCCAGCTGATTTTCTCCGCTACACCTCTGGTAGGCTATGCGGGTGAGGATAAAGTTTATCCGACTATTTTCAAATTAAGCAATGTCGGCCCATCGCAGGTAGAGGATGCAACGGATCATAATATCCGGATTATGCAGGCGAAGAAAAAGACCACTCCATCATGGCAGATTCTCGATGGTGCAACGGTCAAAGCTACATACACCGAGTACGGCTATGCCGGTAACCTGGACGATCCAAAAACACCGGAGAATGACATAAACTTTGGCGCACCGAGGGAGCTGTATTTTAGCCTGCCATCTGGTGAGGAATATCCAGACACCAATCTATTTAGCGGGTTCTGGTTCGATTATGTCGCAGAGATTACCGACAAAGATTCAAAACTACTCACGGCATTCGTCAAGTTGAACGAGCTGGATATTGCGAATCTGAACTTTTCCCGGCTCATCTTCATCGATGGCGCACTCTGGAGGCTCAATAAAATAATCGACTTTAACACCGAGGATACGACAAGGGTAGAGTTCCTTCGGGTGATTGAATTAACGTACCAATAAACGCTACTTAATAGCATGGACCAGAATGTAAACATAAAAACAACGATCATCGTAAATGATGATCAGGTCAAACAATACAACGAAACGCTTGGCGAAACGGCTAAAAAAAGTGAGGAAGCGTTCAACCCAAAGAAGGCTCTCCGAGCTGCTACGTTGGAATTGCAGAAAGCGCAGGCGCAGTTCGGCGACTATTCATCGGAAGCACTCAGGGCAGCTAAACAGGTAGCGCAACTTCGTGATTCGATTGGTGAAGCAAACGAAACGGCCGCTCTGTTTGATCCGGGTAAAAAATTCGCTGCATTTTCCGGTGCATTAAATTCAGTTACAGCCGGCTACGGTGCTGTGCAGGGTGCCATTGGTTTGCTTGGCGTGGAATCGGACAAAGTACAGGAGCAACTTCTGAAAGTCCAGTCCGCGCTCGCAGTATCGGAAGGGCTTTCCACGATTCTCGATTCCGGGAAGGATTTCGCACGCTTGGGTGCCATCATCAAGAATCAGGTAGTGACTGCTTTCAGTACACTTCGATCCGCCATCATCTCTACCGGTATCGGTGCGCTGGTGGTTGCCTTGGGTGTGATTGTCGCGAATTGGGATAAGATTAAAGGGGTGGTTTCCGGTGTAAGCAAAGAACAGGAGAATCTCAATAAGGCAACGGCCGAAAACACAAAGAAACAGCAGGAGAAACTCGATGCCATTAGTGGTCAGGAGAACATCCTTAAACTACAAGGCAAGTCTGAGCGCGACATTCTGGAACTGAAGGTTAAGCAGACCGACGAGGTAATAGCGGCAACGGAGGAGCAGATACGGCAGAGTGAGATTACGTTAAAATTTCAGACAGAGGCGGAAAAACGGAATAAAGATATCTTAGTTGGCATCCTTCGGTTTCTTACCGCACCGACTCAACTTGTCGTGGACTTGTTTTCCAAGGTGGCATCTTTGGCAGGGTTGGACTTCAAATTTGACATTGCCGAATTTACGGCTAACCTTGTGTTCGATCCAAACGAGGTAGCAACGGAGGGGCAGAAAGCCATCGATGAGCAAAAGAAAGTTCTGGAGAAACTGAAAAACGACCGGGCAGGCTTTCAGTTATCTATTCAGGCCATCGATAAGAAATCGGCAGATGATGCAGCGGAAGCGCGAAAGAAAGCGGCAGAGGATGCAGCGGCAGCAGAACAGGCGGTATTTGAGGCTCGCAGGGCAGCAGCGCAGGCAGACGCAAAGGAAGTACAGAAAAGTACCGACATCGTATCAGCACGAAAAGCAGTGATTGAAGACGAGGCGAATACAGCTCTGGCATTGGTTCCGAAGCGGATAGAGGCCATTACAACGGTAGCACGCACGCAGGAGCAGAAGGAAAAGGATGTAGAGGTGTTGCAGGATAACAACCGTAAGCAATTCCAGACAAGGGAGGAGGCGAAACAGAAAGCCCTTGCACTTACTGGCGAAGCGTTAAACTCTCTGGCTGATATTGTAGGAAAAAACACAGCAGCCGGCAAGGCACTTGCCATATCCAGCGCATTGATTAACACTTATCAAGGTATCACACAGATTTGGAAAAATGACACCGTAATCCCGGAACCATTCGGCACCATCCAGAAAGTGGCGGCAACCGTAACAGCAGCAGCCTCCGGTTTTGCTGCGGTGCGGGGCATTGTCCGGACACAGGTACCCGGAGGTGGTGGCGGTGGTGCATCGGTACCATCAGGAGTAGGCGGGGCAGCTCCCCTATCACCAGTCACACCGCAGGCAATCCAAACAACCTTAGATGCGGCATCCATTAACAGCATAACCAACCAACCGGCCCGGGCCTATGTGGTGGAATCGGATGTTAGCAATTCACAGGAGCGCATCCGCAGGATAAACAGGGCGGCAACTTTCGGCTAAAAAACTATTTAAGATTATGACCATAGACAATCTGCCGGTGTACCGGCTCGACATTATAGAAGACGAGGACAGCGACAAAGAAGTGAATTTTGTGGCATTGGTGGACAGGCCAGCCATCGAAAAGCAGTTTCTGGCGTTTAGCGCGGATGACTTTTTGGCTCCGGGCGAATCGGAGAGCAAAGATGAATGGATAGAGCGATGCATGGGCGTGATGGTAGGCGATGAAGGGAAGGAGCAGGATCAGGCTTATGCAATCTGCCAAAGTAAGTGGGAGCAGAAATTTGCTGAATCCTACAGTGACTATCCGGAATCGGTAAAGAATAACGCCAAGGCCGCGCTGAAATGGGCGGAGGAGAATGGCTGGGGGAGTTGTGGCACCCCGGTAGGTAAGCAACGCGCCAACCAACTGGCCAAAGGTGAGCCGATTTCACTGGAGACCGTGAAGCGGATGTATTCCTTTCTTTCCCGGCACAAGCCAGCGGCAGAGACATCCAAAGGCTATGGCGATGGATGCGGGCAGCTCATGTACGATGCGTGGGGTGGAGCCTCTGCTTTGTCATGGGCAGAAAGCAAAATCCGGGCGGCAGAGCGCAAGAACTTCGCCATTCAGGATGAGGAGGAGCGCATCATCTCCGGTCCGCTGATGCTTGCTAACAAGCCGATATTCCGGATGGATTCTTTTGGGGAATACTATGTGTATTTTTCGGCCGACACCATCAAGAAGATTGCCCAAAAGTTCTTCCGGAAAGCGTATCAAAACAACGTGAACCTCATGCATGATGATGGTCAGCAACTTAGCGGCCTGACCATGTTTGAATCATGGATAACCGACGAGAAGCGTGGCATCCTGCCCATGAAAGGTTTCGAAGATGTGCCGGATGGGTCATGGTTCGGCTCGTTCAAAGTAGAGAATGATGAGGTATGGCAGATGGTCAAAGATGGCAAGGTAAAGGGGTTCAGCGTGGAGGGGGTGTTTAATTACATCCGGGAAAATGATCAGGAGGATGCCATCGAGAAAATGCGGGAGATCATCGACATTCTGAACGCTGTGAGAGCGCAATAGAAGCCCATCACGGGCATCAAATGGTCAAGTCTGTAATATGCTCCTATTTAGGGGCATATTCATTTTTATGACACCGCAAGAAGCATTATCAAAAATCAAAGCTCTCTTCGCCGATCAGGTCGCACCGGAGGTGCCATCTGTTCCGCCAGTAGAGCAATTTAAGGAGTACACGTTAGCCGATGGCAACAAGGTTATGATCGATAACCTCGCACCAGGTGGCAAAGTAAACATCGAAGGACCAGAGGGCCCCGTACCACCTCCGGCAGGTGACCACATTCTGGCTGATGGTATGGTCATCACTACCGATGAGGCTGGCATCATCACCGAGATGGAGACGCCAGAAATTGAAACAGAGGTGGAAACCGCTGCCATGAAAAAGAAGATGGAAGAAATGGCTGCACAAATCGAGCAGATGAAAGCGGACTATGAAGCTCGTTTTAACATGCAAAAAGAGGAGTTCGCCATTGCCATCAAAGCCAGCGAGGACAAAATGACCTCACTTCGCGATGTGCTGGTGGAGTTCTTCGCAGCACCTTCCGCCGATCCTATTAAACCCGAACCGCGCCACGTTCCGAAGGAGGACAAAATAAACCGTTTCCTTCAGCGAATGGGCAAATAACCCGTTTTAAAAATCCAATTTCTAAAAATCAAAATTTCAAAAAATGGCATTTAATGTATCAGCACTCGCCGACTATACCAAGCAGAATGCACAGGAACTGGTGACTTCTTCTGTCCTTGGTGCTAAAACAATCGACTTGATCAAGTCCGCTTCGAACGTCATGGTGGGCATAAAGTCGAGCCAGACCATCAATATTATGGATACTGACACGCTGTTTCAAGCGGGTAGCAACTGCGGATTCACCGCATCTGGTACCACAACTTTCACTCAGCGCACCGTAACCGTTGGCAAAATCAAGGTGAACGAAAGCCTTTGCCCGAAGGACTTGGAAGCGAAGTACCTTCAGGAGGCACTGCCACGCGGTTCCCGCTACGACAGCATCATCTTCGCTGAGCAGTACAGCCAGCGCAAGGCTCAGAAAATTGCTGAAGCACTGGAGAAAGCAGTTTGGCAGGGTGACACAACTTCACTCGATACTCAGCTGCTGCATTTCGATGGGCTGATCAAGCAGGTGAACGCTGGAGCAGTACAGGCCAACGCCAACCCGTACATCGGAACTGTTGCTACCTCCATCACTGCCTCTAACGTGATCGCAGTTATGGATGCAGTATACGCTGCCATTCCTGCTGCTGTGGTAGACAAGGATGATGTGGTTATCTTCTGCGGTATGGATGTGTTCCGTACCTACACCATCGCACTGAAAAACGCGAACCTGTTCCACTACAACTACGATGGCAAGGCTAATGGCGAGTTCACTCTGCCGGGCACTACCATCCGCGTGATCGCTACACCGGGACTGAACGGCACCAGCAAGGTGTACGCCATGCGCCTGAGCAACATTTTCTTCGGAACTGATCTTCTGGATGAGCAGGAAAGATTCGATATCTTTTATGCAAGGGAGGCAGATGCGGTGAGATTCATCGCCGAGTTCAAAGCAGGTGTGAACGTAGCGTTCCCCGGCGAAGTGGTGAAGTTCACCGTGTAACAATTTTCAACAACTGCCGGAGGGGTACTAACCTCTCCGGTTTAATCTAATCACGCATATGAGTTGCGCACTAACACAAGGATATAGTTTTGATTGTAAGGACAATCAAGGCGGCTTAGAGGCGGTGTGGTTCATCGGCTGGAATGATGTAGCATCGATTACCGAAGCGAGCGGGGTGGTAACTGCCATCACGAAGGCAAGCGGTAAAGTTTTCTACAAATACCAGTTGGTAAAGAATACCGCATCTTTCACCGAAAACATTCAGGGCAACATCGAGAACGGTACCATCAACTACGACCAACAGCTGGTTATTGTCATCAATAAATTGCAGGTCAATATGCGGAACGAGATTCTGCTGTTAGCCCGTAACAACATGATGGCGGTGGTGAAGGATAAGAACGGTCGCTACTGGTTAGCTGGCCGTTACTCTGGGCTCGACTTGCTCAGTGGTTCAGCAGGCACCGGAACGGCATCGACCGACCGAAATGGTTACAGCCTTACCTTCAGCGGAGCCGAGCGCGAGCTGGCACCCGAAGTACAGGCATCTGTAATCGCCACACTGACTGCATAACATTTAGAAGCCGGCACGCTTCCCGCGATCAGCGCACCCGGCCGGCTCATTTTCTTACTTTCTCATTTTCGTTGTACTAATCGGTTTACACCCCATTTCTATGGGGTGTTTTTATTTTCGGTAACTTTACCGGGATGTGCTATTTACTTTTATGCTGAACATTTATTCAGGCAATAACACGTTACTAATGACCTTGACCGAGAAGCAACTGCTCCCGGCACCTAACTATATTTTCCGGTTCATTCACCGCACGACCAACGTAGAGACAAAGTTTGTGAAGCTATTTGCAGACGATACCAGCCAGCATAAGCAGCGGTACAACCTGTTTACGGTAGCGGCATCGCTACTGCCAAAGACTGGGCAGTATCAGTATGAGGTGTACGAGACCACCGGCACCAGCACAGACATCACGGGAAAGAATCTCCTGGAGAGTGGCATAGCTATTTTCCACGAGAGCAATATAAACTACATCACCAGAAACAAGAACAATGAGTTCATCTATCAGTGAAAATTTTTTCATCCTTCAGTTCGCGGAGGCCCGCCAACCGAAGTACACCGAAAGGAAGGGCAGGGGGTACATAGAATTTGGAGAGCGCAACGATTACCCGGATTATCTGCTGGAGCTGTTCAACAAGTCCTCCAAGCACGGGGCCATTGTGTCCGGCAAAGCTGGATATGTTTCAGGTAACGGGTTCACAGGCGGAAACGAGCGGATGCTTAACAAGCCGAACCCATCTGAAAAGCTGAATGACATTCTCCGAAAGATTACGCTGGATATTGAGATATTCGGCGGTTACTACCTTGAAATTATCTGGTCCATCAACGGGAAGGGCATCGCAGAGATGCGGCACATAGACTACATGAAGATGCGTGCATCGAAAGACTGCACCGAATTTTATTATAAGAAAGACTGGCGGAATCACAGGGATGAGCCTACTATCCTTCCGGCATTCAATCCGAACCACCCGGCAGGGCGGCAGATACTTTTTGTAAAGGACTACCGGCCCGGACAGGAAACCTATCCGCTGCCGAAGTATTTTCCATCCTTAAACTATATTGAGGCGGATATCGAGGTGAGCCAGCACACATTGGGCAATGCGAAAACCGGGTTTTCTGCATCCAAGCTGATCACGCTACCAAACGGTGAACCGGGCGATGAGGAGAAGCGGAAAGTAACCCGGATGTTTGAAAATACGTT